ACTGGTTCAATCGCAATATCAACCCACAATTCATTGCGGTCAATACGAGCTGGTGTGTTATTGCTCAAGTCGCAAACAACCAAGTAGTCATAGATAGCACGTTTGGCAATCAAGTCAATCATCAAGCTGTTGCAAGTGTTGGTGATTTCATTGCGTGTGATCTGATCGTTAGGTTCGAACAGATACAACTTGCCAATTTCTTCCAGGCGTCCACGCAAGAATGCAACCAAACGTGCAACGTTGATACGATCCAACGCTGTGGTGGTTGTAGTAGATGTCTTGTTACCAAAGTTGGTAATACCCACACCTGGAATGAATGTAATTGGATTAACATTCAAACTGTACAACACATCACGCAAGCCTTGATTCACACCAATTGGCACAAACTCACCTGTAGCTCCGTTAATATAACCAAGTTGTGTGGCATTGTCTACCACACCACGGCGTGTACCAGCTGGTGCCAGCCATGGATAGCTCACTTCGTCACTGCGAATGATTGTTCTAACCATCATGTGACTTGGTGCTGTTACCACAGTATTCCCACTCAAGTCTACAGTTGTACAACTTGGGTAGAATGTAGCAGCGTAGTTACTGGTAGCTGATTGCCCATCACCGGCCACAGTGCCCAACCCATTGTTGTTGGTAGCCCAAGTTGTGATGTCAGTACCTGTGCCAGGCAAACGCATCGGAGTATCACCAACCACAAACAATGTGTTGTTGCGCTCGTTGCTAAGTGCAATCATGTTAGGAATCAATTCTGGATACGCAGGTGTTGCAATCAGTGTGTATTGTGCAGTATCTTCTCTAGCACCCAAACTGGTATCTAACCCTGATCTCATTGCTGCCACAATCATTTGACGTTGCGCTAGTCGACCTGCATACATGCTGCCGTCTTGTTTGTTACCTGATGCTGTGAGCCATGTACTGGTTACTGCTGGCAATGTGTCATCGGGGAATGTGGTAGCATTAAAGTAATCACTTTGATAGCTCTTGACATTATAACCTGAACGGCGTGTGTTCCATAACAACATACCTTGTGGATATAGTGCAGGATCTGGCGCATCCAAATCCAAATAGTTGCTGGTCAGCAAACTCACAATGGTTGGAATTGGATCTGCAATAGGATCTGTTGTGCCATTTGGTGCCCAACGAGCATCAGCAAACAACACACCATTCTGTGTGACTTGATCTGTAGTATCAACAGATACCCACTGATCCACACCGCTTACAGATTCCCAACGATACAACTTGGGATAATTTTCCAAGTCACTAGTGTCCACCCACAAATCACCATACACCAAAGCACTGGCTGACACATCATTTTGTGTGACAGGTGCTGTAGCAGCACAGATTGGACCGCTGGCATTTGTTTGTGTCAAATCATACCCTCGAACATCATTGGTAACGTTCTGATAACCTCTCCATTGTCCAGCATTTTGAATCATGATGTCAACTTGACTTGGAGTAGAGTAGTACCACAATCTGCCATCAGCAGGATCCTGGTAAGGCGCTGTAGAACTGGAAGTGTATTCAAATTCTGGATCGCTACAGAAGTTAGACAATATCAATGTTGTGTAATCACCAATTGCCAAACGAACAAACGGGGTAGTTGTGCTAAACCCGGCTGTGGTAATTGGAGTTCCAAACCCAGACACTGCTGCCAATGACATAATGCCGCCTTGGCTGTGTGTGAACACAATATTACCAGCTGAATTTACACTGGCTGATACATAAGGAATATTGGCTGCACTGACGTCAGCAATAAAACTGGCAATACTGGTACCACTCAATGTAATTGTAGCAGTGTTAGTGACTGTACTTCCAGCTACTGACCCGCCCAATGTAAATTTATTACCAGCAACAAACAATGCATCGCCATTGGCACCTGGAGTTGTAGTACCTGTAACTATGGTTTGACCAAATGCAGTTTGTCTATAAAATTCAAATCCCATTGAAGTCATTGGTGATGTTTCTGCAGAGTTAGCAACAGGTTGCACAAACAATGTACCAACTGGAATATTTCTTCCACCACCTGTGGAATCAAAAGAATTGATTGCAGCAGTTGTGGTAAGGAATGCAGGACAACTTTGCAACACCCATTCTCCTAGAGTAGCACTGTATTGTTTTAGTTGAACTGCCAAGCCATTATTGGCTGGACTGATGTTATTCCAAACTGATCCAGTGGGTCTGCCACCTAAAGTATCTGTGGTTCTCCAACGTGGTGCTTGATAACTGTATCCAGCAAAAAAGATTGGAGCCAAATATTCAATTGCTTGAATACCAAGAGCAGTACACAATGCAGCACCGCTGGCATTGGGTTCAATGCTAACAATACCGCCAGTAGCAGTACTGCCATCGTTGGTTGCAGTATCATCTGCGTATATCACAAATGTTCCATCAACAGCCGCAGCAGTCACACCTGTTATGGCTGCTGCATTAACTGCGGCAACAAATCCAGCCAAGGTGTTGGATGGAATAGCAGGCACAGCTACAGAAGTGTCATTAATAAAAATACTTTGTCCTGCTGTGAGTGTGGGATTGGTCACAGAACCTTGGATTGTAGGCCAAGATGCTTGCCATGCTGCACCGCCAACTGAAACCCAAACGTTATCAGAATTCTTATACCAGCCCACGTTCCAAATAGCTTCGGTACCACCAAGTGATACAATAGCGTAATCACCAATGCTGCCTACTGTGTTAAGAGGAGTGTAAACTGTTTGTCCAGTTACACCACTGGTGCTTTCTACTACATCGGCACTGTCAGTAATCAACAGTGGTGTTTTCACTGTAAATGTTGATGTGGTTTGGTTCCATTCTTGGATGCCCCAAACAGAAGTAGAAGTATCTAGCCAATATGCACCATCAGCTGGTGATCCTGTTGGGCGGGTCAAGCTGGCTGTAAGTTCAGTCAAATCAATGTCCACACGCTGAACATAAGCACGATTTGAAATGCCCAATGAGCTGTAAGCAGCCAACAAGCCGTATTCGTTGAGTTCGTAACCATTGATTGGAGTGCCAGTGGTTGTGTTATAGAAGAATGGCACCCCAAATGTGGCACTAAGATCACGCTGACTGGTGATTAAATATGTTTTGTTAGCGTTAGCTGCTGTGGTACCAGCTGCTACTCCAACTCCAGCACCAGATACTTTGTTCTGTGCTGTTGCAATTACAAAGTATGGTACTGTGTTGACTGCTGATGGAATATACTGACTTTCGTCAATTACTGTTACTTGTACGCCGGGTGATGTGAGAGCCATGGTTGAATCCTTTTCAAGTTCTAATATTTATAGAGACCTTGAAAAAAACAGCCGTTTTGAATGCCTTTGGCAAAGGTCCATGCCGCTAAATACCGTATGAGACCCATTTGTCAAGCCTGCCACCAGCGCCCTTGTGCTGTGAACTACATTCGCGAAGATGTCACACACTATCGATCAAGGTGTGAGAACTGTGCTAGAAAAGGACGGGGACTCAAGCCCCGAGAACCACGCTGGAAATCAGCAGGCTATAAGAAAAAAATGAGCTGTGATCGTTGTGGATTTAAAGCCAAGTATGCTGGACAGATCTTTGTGTATCACACAGATGGAGACTTGAACAATACTGGACTCAAAAATCTCAAATCAGTTTGTAGAAACTGTGAAGTAGAGCTGTCTAAGAGCGATCTTCCGTGGCGACAGGGCGATCTTGAACCAGATTTTTAACTTGCTGATACAAGTCGTCTAGGGTGCCATTGTTATCTAACACAGCGTCAAACTCAGTTCCTACCCAGGCAGTTTCTGATGCGTGAATGCCTTGTTTTTCCAATTTACGTTGACTTAGTGCCCAGGTTGAGTTGCCAGTTGGGCCACGGTTAACACTCACAGCCGCATTATACCAAGCAGGCTCGGGTCCGCGTACCACACGAATCACACGCCCGCCAGTGTTTTTAATGGCCAGAATTTCATTGGGGAAACGGCAGTCTGAAATCACCACATCATCCTGGCTGTGACGCAGTTTGTTTTCCAAGCTGGCAATCCAGATGTCATCATGAAATCCTGCTCTGCATACTTCTGTGCCCCAGTACTGCAAGATCCAACGTGGTGTTAGTGTGGGCATGCCCAGGCGCTCTGCCCACCATGGATCCACACGCTCGCGCCATTCACGGGCTTGTTTTGTGCGCCCTTCCAGCATGGTTCTATCCCATCCAAACACTTGTGCCACAGCGTCTTTTAAGGTACTTGCAAAACTTTCTCTGCGAAAGTGGTGCAAATTTACAAGGTAGTCAGCAATAGTGTCCTTGCCAGACCCAATGAATCCACAGATGCCAATGATCATTTTAACTCCCGAACGTTGAGGTATTTAAGTGTATTTTGTAGCATGCCAATTTGTCTGCGGCAGTCTTCTAAGGCATGGTGAGTGGTAGGAGGCATGGGCTGATCGGGCCATAAACTAAACACCGTGCGGCTGTCCCGCACCATGTAGTATTGCCAGGGCAAGGGTTTGTTGTAGCTCTTGTAAGCATGTTCCAGGATGTTCATGTCGTAAGTTGGGCCCTGGGCCCAGATTCGTTTGGCATGCCATATTAACTTGGCCAAGCCATCTAGTGCTTGATCTAATGGTATGCGGTCTTCTTCAGCAAACGCTTCGTCACGCACCACAGCAGGTTGTGTGGCCCACCACTCTATAGTGCCTTGTTGTATGCTACGAGTTTCTTGGCTTTCCAGTGTGACTCTGGCGTAAAATGATTGCTCGTAGTGGCCAGAGCCAAACGGATCAAATGCCTGGGCGGCAATGGTAAGAATAGTAGTGTCAGGGCCTGTTCCCAAGCCTTCAAGATCAATCATCAAGTCCATGTGATGATTATAACAGATTTATGACTGTGTGTCTATGCTGTATTAACCAATTACCCAGGTCAGTGGCTGACTGGCATCCACATAATTGACCAGTTGGCCGATCAGCTCGTCCTGCGCTGTTTTGGCTTCAGCTTTCATGGCAGTGCCATTTAGGGTGCCACCGCCCTGTGGGCCAGCAATAGTACCAAACTTTTCACGGGCTTCACCAATGATCATCTTACAGCTGGCTACCATGTAGTCACGGATCCACTGTGAAATTTGGTAGTCGCTTAATAGATTGATTTCAGGCTTCAAATTGTAAGTCCAAATCAACACAGCTTCACCTGTGTTTTTAGGATCACGGATCAACTGTAGCTTCTTAGTAACAGGGTTGAATGTGTAATTGAAATAGGCGCCAAACATTCGGCCTGCCAACTCAACATACTGGCTGTAGAAATCGTATGTGGCAAGACCACCAGCCACGTTGAAGTTCATCAAGTAAACATTCAACGAAGCCTGTGCAAACGGGTCAAAGTTTGAGGCATAAGGTCCTGTGGAATCGCCAAATGTTCTACGAAAACACTGGCGCACACTTACCACTTCTTGTGGCAGGGTGTAGATGTTTTCATCCTTGACCAGGGTGAAAAAACTGTAACTTTCCTCGTAAGCATTGTTGGCTCGTTGGCGGTAAGTGCCAATTGTTTTGGTATATGCAGCTTCGTAGTGGGATGGGTCTAGTTCCAAATCAATGATTTGACTGCCCAGCTGAAGCTGTGCATACTCAATGAGATTTTGTTTGAGCTGAGAAAGTGTGTCTTGCTGTTCTGCCATAGGGACTCCGTGTCCCTGTATTTATTGCGTAGACTGTATCCAACCCTGCAACCGATCAGCTATAAGTTGATGTCCTAGCTGATTTGGGTGGCAAAAGTTGGGTCGAATATAGGGATTGTTTTCTACGTTATATAAATTTTCACCGTTGTGATCTGGAGCACCAAACCAATCAGCTACAGTTTCTGTTCCTTGCGCCCAAATTTTATCAGTGTCCACACACGGCAACCAAGTGGGGTATTTTACCCAACCAGAAAAATAATAATCGTCTATACCGCAACGTTTGCACCAGCTTTGCAATGCACAAACACTCAAACTTGATCTCATCACAGTAATTTCATCTGTGTGAAAATGCAACCATGTTTTCATAAACACTTGTTTGGCTTCGTCGTTCCAGTGTTGACGTTGGTGACCGTTTACATTGAAATCTGAATCATGGGGCCAGTACGCAGTGCGGTGTGGATTTGTCAAGAAAAAAATTGCAGTTGTTTTGTGGTCGGGCGTGTGATGCTCATCAACGTATTTTTGCAATTGTCGTAGCATGTGTTCATTGCTAGTGCCGCCAAGACCATAGTTATAAAATTCATCAAACTTCATTTGTTCTTGTAGAATTTCACCATAGCGTTTTCCATCGCCAAGCTCCACCCCTTGTGGCCAACTGTCTCCAAAAGTCAATAATACTGTTTTCATATCAATCAAACCCACTAACTGAATTAATTTTTTTGCTTACTGCAAATATTTTTTTGCCCGCAAACTGACTGCCATTTGGACAAAATTTACACTGAGGGATTACATCATCTATATGATCTAAAAATACTTTACCTCTTTGATCAAACTGATCAACACTCAGTGGCTGATACCCATTGATCAGTTCACGGTCCTGATCAGTTATATTTAAGTGGTGCTGTTGATCAAACTCAGGAAATAACGCCACTGGACCGCATTTGTATAATTTGGCTTTTATAAAATGATAGCATTTGTTTAGCACAAACCCGCACTGGTTGTGCGATTCAACTGGATCATTGTCCCATAAAATAAATTTACCTTGAGTATTTTGTTGTATTGAGGCCTTGTAAAAAGAATCGTATTCCCATACACATATTCTCATGCCATTGCTGTCTATAAATGCATGATTTGCACCATAAGTCACTGCATTATCTTCATTGTTGAGATCAGTTTTTGCATGATAGGTGATTGTGCCTTTAAGAAACTTGCGTATTTCATCAAAGCATCGTTGTCTATCGTTTTCATTGTGTATGCTAACTCCAATCCAGTTTTTTTTCCAAGGCAAAGCCGGATCGTGAAATTTAATCATGCGGTCATACAAATTTGGCACATGATTTAAACGGGTTCCGTTTGTGAGTATTTGGACTGTTTTACCCCACAATTGATTGATTCCATCGATCCAATCACATATAGAGGGATTCAACAATGGTTCTCCACCAAGGATAGTTATCCGTTGCAGTTTGATATACTTGGCCCATTGTTGATATTGTTCTGCATAGTCGTGCCAATCTTGCCAGCCACGAAAATTATGATTGTTGAATCGATTGCAATCTGGACAGGCCAAATTACAAACATTGGTTATGTAAAATTCAACATTGGGCACAAAGACACGAGGATCACTTGGATCCTCGTCTGGAATAAATTGCATGCCGATATTTACCAGCTTTTAAGGATGATCAAATTCTCTGTGCCACGGGCATTCCATGCAGTTTCTGTGGCTTTGATATCCTTGAATGCTTTGCGAGCTGCCGGCTTACCTGCCCCCACAATGCCCTTGAGCTGTTCTGCTGGCTTGCGCAGAGTCTTTTGTACTGTTTCCACAGTTGAAAACCCAATGACGGAGTTGTTCTTTACAGTGAATGCCTGTGTATGACTGTCTGCCACAAGGTGGATGAGCTTGCGTTTTTTGCTGTCATACAACCAAGCTTCAGATTTGTCCACAAGGCTTGCGGCTGGCTGGCTTTTGAGTTTGAGCTCTGCAAACTCTGCTAGAATCTTGAACTTGGCCGCACGTTTCTCTGGTGGCACTGCCCGGATCTTGCGTGGCTTGCGTTCCACTTTCTTGATCTGTACATAAGCACCGCAGTCATTTACTACTGCCTCGCAAAACTTGATCACATTGCGCAGTTGTATTTTGGAGAGGTAACTGTAGGCTTCTACCAGTTGTGCATCCTTACCTTCCGCCACTGTTTCAAACTCTGTGAGTTTGCGTTTCCAGTTGTCGGCAATTTGGCTGATCATTTGCGGTGCTACATTCAGTCCACGCATGATTGTGACAGGCTTGAAGTCTGCGGTCATTTTGGCGCCGCTCAACATGAACTCGTCAAACATGCCATCCAGTTCACCGTTGCACTCTGACGCTTTTTCACGCAGGCGGTCCTGAATGTTGGGTTTGGCCACAGCAGGCTCTTCTGTGACTTCTGTCACTTCGTTTTGCTTGCTGTC